AAGCTATTCTTAGCTGATGCTTTCTAGCAACACTATTAAAAGAAGTCATTTTATAATCCCTGTAACCCTGTTAAATTCATTAATAGCATCATTCTTTTGTGATATGTGCCAAGTTTTGATAACAGGTTGAGAGTTAGAGACAGTACCATTAACAACTAACAAAAGCTGATCGGTTATTGTTTGCACTAATGAAAAAGTGCTATTTGATTTAATAATCATTTTGTAACCCTCTCATAAAAAGGGTTATATCTTTTTTGATTTAGTTCTAAATAACGTGATGTTATTTTGTTGACCTCATCAATAGAACCATTAAGAATAATTTTTCCTAGTGTTCTATATTCTTTTTTTTCAAGCTTTGTAAGCATGATTAATAATTAATAACTGGGCAGTGTTTGTAGTTCCCCTGTAGCTCTAAAGAGCTACGAAAGAACTACTAAGGTTCACTTATTAAGAGAACCCTTTAAAAGGCCCGTAGGCCCTTTAAAGGATTGTCTAAGAGCTTTACAACATATCAGATAGACACATTACATGGCTTTCTAGTTGTGGATCAGTCCAGGATGACCAGGGTTGATCGTCTTCTAATTGATAGTCAATAAGTAATTTTAAAAGACCATTCTTAATTGATTGCTGTAAGAAATAACCTACAGACTTTTCATAGTCTTTATGTTCACATGATTGGTAATCATAACCATTAAGCATGCTTGTTAAGCTTGCAAGTCCTTTGGTGTCTCTATCTCTTAACCATGTTCTGACTGTTGAGCTAACTTTAAATTTATAATCATTAACCCACATATCAGATTGACCAGGATATAAAGCTTTTAGACTGTCTTCATTCTCTTTTAGTAAATAAACATAACAGAGATAAGACCAGGTTAAGTTTTTATATTCTGAATAGTTGGCTTTGTATTCAATAGACACTACTGCTGCTGCATCTGTCCTTAATGTTTGATAATCCTCTTTTGGGTATTTAACTCTCATAGAATTAAATACACAGTTCTCTAAAACAGTCCTGGCATTGTATCCATCCCTGGAATAACAATCACCAAAGAATGTTGATAAAGCATTCAACACATCATTAGATGTTAGATAGGCTGACATAATTTTTAAAAGGTTCTGGGATTAGTACTGACTATCTATTAGTTAACTATTAGTTAGCTAGTACTGTATACAGTATTACTAAGAGTGGTTATCGATAAATAATAGATACAAATAAACTTAACAAACTGTAACAATAGACCTCTATACAGTCCCCATAGTTCCTTTTTTATGTCCAATTTGTCCAAAAGTTTGTCCAAAGTTCCCAGAACCCTAGCTATGACTATCTTGCAGTGCTGTCTCTATGACAGTACTACTAAATAAAAAGCTTAGTTATACTATAAATTGACAAAAAAAATTACATAGAAGGGGGAAAAATAAATTTTATATATATGCGTAAACCCTTCAAATTTTTGTTCCAAAATTATTTGAGGTTACTTATAGATTACCTATAGGTAACTTATAGATTACCTATAGAACCCCTATAGATCTGCCCAGAAGTGATCTATAGGGGTCTAAGTTAGGTCTTTATGTAGATGACCTATGGTTAATAGTCTAATGGATAATGCTGTGGGCTGCTATTCTGTGTTGGATTCTATGACTTTGGTCGTTTCTGTGTTGTCTGTTGTTAGTTTCTTTGTGGTCTATACGCATGAACCCCCCCTTTATCCCCCCCAAGTTTATCCAAGAATAGTACCTAATAAGAATTATTTATAAATCCATCGGTGGAGGTATTAGAATTACTTATCTGTGCAGGAGTTAAACCTAGTGCTGTTTGGGTGACAGTGTTGTTTATAGAGGAACCCCAATTATCAAGATGCATTGCCATAAGTTCATCTTTTCTTGATCTTATATTTCTGTCTTCATCTTGAGCCATATAGTCAGTCCAATAGGCTACTGCACCTGATAGAGCGTCTAAGATGTCATCGTGTACTAGAGAACCTCTATGTTTGGTAATACGAGACATCTGATAGAAGAGTTGTAGCTTTAGTTTTCTTTCTGGAGCTTCGTTGGGGTTTGATCTATAGTCTTTCTCTACCACTTTTCTGTCTATTATTAGCCTGTGAGAGTTCATTACAGGTTCTAGTATGTCTATAATCCTTAATTCTTTAGTCTTTGTATTGCGTACATCTTTGACTTCACAGGGGTGATACCTCATAAGGAAGGGTTTTAGGAGTTCTGCAAACATACCACCACCCATGTTTGACTCAACGAGGATGGTATTTACCTTATTTGTCTTGGCTATCTTGGATAATGTTGTTAATACTGCGTCACTATATCCACCGTTAAGTCCCCCTGCGTCAGGAACGTATAGGTTACCGTTTAACATTTTTACTATGGCATAACCTGTGGCATCTTTTCCCTTCCCTGAGGGGTCTACGAACATCACTGAGCCTGTATATTCAATCCAATCACCAAATTGTTGGGCAGGTCGATAGAAATGATCACCGTTAAACCCTACACAGGGTAATTCTTTGATGACATATTCGGGAGAGGAAGACCAGATTACCTTTTCTGGTGCATGATCTGGATTAACACTGCTGATGATAAGGTCTGAAAGCTTGAGAGGGTATCTATCCTGGTCACTAAGGCTAGTGTCTAGCATGAACTGTAGAGAGAACCCAGAACGTCCATAGGAGGCTTCACGTTCCATTAGATCTATTGAAGAGAACCTATCAGGATCAACAGGATCTTTAGGCTTTACAAGCTCTTCTGATAGCCTTTGAGCTAACTTAGGAGCTAATCTGTCTCCATAGTTGTTTTTAAGGTCTGGATAACGTGCAGTCCAGATGCGAGTTGTATATCCACGTTCTTCTAGGGTTAAATATAAAGATTGTTCTGTTTGTGGTGTACCGAGAAAGGTTATTTTACCGTTTGGTTTAAGGATGGCATCAAATTCTTTTACAGCTTCACTAAGTTTGTCTCTCATCGGTTGGGTAAAGCTGTTATTTGGTACTTCCACGTCATCAGCTATAACTTCATCTGCTCTACTACCTGCCATTTGTCCTAGAACACCCTGAGACTTTACTGAAGGGGCATGGTCAGCAGATGCAGGGCCAACATCAAAACTTATCTTAGAGTTTCTCTGAGAGTCTTCTGGACGTAGTGGAGCTAATATTGGCATCTCGTTTATAAGACGCATGGTGAAAGTAGAAAAGTTATCTGCTCTATCCTTACTTGCAGAGACAACAAGGAACTTTAGTTGTGGATTCATTCTTAGTTTCCAAACAACGTAGGTACTTGTTATCCAACTTTTACCAACACCTCTAAAAGCTTGTATAATTTTTCTACGAGGACCGTATTGTAAGTATTCAGCTATGTCTAATTGAACAGGTGTAGGATCTGGCAGGTTAAGATGTCGCCAAGTAATGATCAGGAAATATCTAAAGTCTTGTAGTTTCTCAGGAAGCGGTTGCATAAAGATCTTTTACTCGTTGTAGAGGGATAGCTGCACATTGAGGTACAACAGAATTACCTAATGCTTTAAGTCTGTCCATCCGACCTCGTAGCCCATCATCTCCTCTACAAAGGACGGATTTAGATACATATGATCTCCAGTTTGGTGATAGGTGTGGTGTATTGCTCTGCCAAGTGAATCCTGTTTTTTGCATTTTTGTGTTGATTGTGAACTTCCGTCTTTCCATTCCCTTGCTGTAGGAGTTGGTAAACTCTGTAGATGATTGAATAGCTTCACTGCTTGAGGGTTTACTGCTTCTCTCAGATTGGCAAGATTGGTTCTGCCCTTCCTGTGTTCTGTCACTTGCTTCAGCATTGAACCCACACTTCTCTGAGGAAGGTAATCCATTGTCGTTGGGGTAGGCAACGAGCCACCATCTGCTTCGTTGATGACAGGCTCCCACAGAACTTGCTGGTATAACTGACCATTCTGCATCATACCCTGCTTCGGAAAGTTCCCTGAGTACAATGTCCAACCCTCTATTAAGGATCGCTGCCACGTTCTCCAAGACAACGTATTGTGGTCGTACCATGCGTATGACTCTGATGAGTTCGTAAAACAAACCTGACCTTGTTTCTTCGGTAATACCTTTTTGAAGACCTGCAACTGATATATCTTGGCAGGGAAATCCTCCTGTGATGATGTCAAACTCTCCAGATTTAGCTGTGAATGTTGTGATGTCGTCATGGATAGGAACGTGTGACCAATGTTTGTTTAGGATTTTTTGGCAGAAGGGGTTGATTTCTATAAACTGAGTTGTTTCAAAACCACCTACAAGTTTTTCAGCAGCGTAGGAAAAGCCACCGATACCTGCAAAGGTATCTAAAAGTTTCATAGGCTATCTTTCTAAAGCAGGTATTACATCAAGGTCTGGAAGGTTTGACATCAGATCTTCCATAGGACTCTTCTCTGTTGGTATGCACTCGATACCATTATCTT